ATCTTGCACGTTACGAGCTGAATCCATGCTTGTTTTAACATCGTTTATGCCGCCATCGTAATTGATTAAACCGATAACTGCTCTTTGAGCGCGTACATCAAAATTGCTTAAATAAGCGTTTACTGCCTCTTGGTTGTCACCGTACGAGGCAATGTTACTTTTAAGTTGCTGTACTATTTCATCAAGGCTTTTCATGCTGCCGTCATTATTGTATAAGTTAATGTTTAGGTCGTCTGATTTAGCAACTAAATCTTTGAACATTGCGTTAAGATAAGTTCCTGATTCTACTGCACTACCAAAAGTTTTGTCAAGAATTACGAGGCTTGCAAGTGTATCTTGGAGGCTCATTCCCATGTTGTTAGCTGCTGCTCCACAATTACTTAAGCCAGAAGCATAATCAGTTGCAGAACCAATACCTGCGTCTGCAGCTTTACTAATCAAGTTAAGCGCGTCTTCAGATTGTGACGCTTTCAAATTAAACATTGTTAGGGTTTGTACAAGTAGTCCGGCTGCAGTGTCAGTGTCTACGCCTTCCAATCGTGCTAGGCTAAGAGCAGAAGATAATGCTTTGCTTGCGTCTTCTCCATCCATGCCTGCTTTAACTAGGGCTTCGAGTGCTTCTGCGGCTTCTCGTCCGGAATACCCCAAGTTTGTTTGAGCTTCACTTGTTGAGGCTAACGATTCCGTTAACGCGTCTGCTTCTTCGCCTATCGCGTCAGTTGCAGACAAGATTTTTGTTAACGTCTGTTCATAATCCATAAAACTGCTGCTGGCTTCGTCTGCTGCTGAAGTGGTTGCGGATATGGCGCTTTGAGCAAAATCTCTTATCATAACGCCTGCGGCTGTGCTGAATGCATTGGACATTTTACTTATGCTGTCTGCTGCGCCGTCCATACTACTGGTAATGTTTTCGCCTGCAGTTTTCAAAACGGTTGTGGCTTGGTCTGACGCTTTAAGTATAATGTTTATGATGCTACTCAAGATGTTACTTACTCCTGTACAGGTTCAAAGTACCTATTAAGAAAGAAATTTGGAGGGGTGTTAATGACTCGATATAGTCAAGAGTGTAACCGTAAGCTAACGCTATTGCTCCTTTGTTTTTAAGTTCGGGGACGCAGTTAATTTGTTCCGTTGTGAAAACTGTAAAAAACCCTTAAACAGTCCTGTCATAACGATGGTTAAAGCGGCTTTCTCGTCAAACGGCATTGCCTTGTATTCCTCGTAAGTTAATGTTGGATCGGCTTTCTGCAACATAGCGTGGATTGTTCTATCGGTGATTTCTTGCTGGTCTGTAATGTTTTGAAGACCTAACGCTTTGAATTCTGTGTCGGATAGGTAACCGTAACGGATTACGCCTAGGTCTGGGTCGTTAAGTGTGTATATTTTCGTTGTTTTGAGGGCTAACGCTTTTGGGTCAAAGAGTTTACGGGTTTCTTGCCGTTTTTGCTGTTGCTGTTTATCGTAAGCTTTGGCTTTTTCCATGTATGGGTCAGTTGCTGGAAGAGAATTTGCTTCAGTCATGCAATGTCACCTTAAGATGCCGGGGTTACGCCTTCGGCTTCACCACTGATTTTCTCGATTATGCCGCCGTCTTCGCCTGCACTAACGCCTCGTTTTAAGAGTTTGCAGTTTGTCCACGTTTCATATTTGCCTGTTTCCGGGTTGCCTTCAGGTGCAAACACTAAGTCAAACTTGGTTCCAGCTAAAAGCAAACTAAGATATGTGGCGTCAGTAAATAAGCGGTCTGCACTCCAAGTGAATGATTGTTTTCCCGCGCCAGACACTGCAGGTTGCAGTGAATCCATACTGTAAACTTTAATGCTTTCTGCACTTGCTTCAGTACTTATGTTTTGACAGTAACCGATAGGGATACTGTTTTTTACTAATCGAGCGTTTCTACCTAATAGGGGAGTTGGTGTACTCATTTTGTTTTGCTCCTATTTTGGTAGATTCGGTTTTTAGTTTTACAATCAAAAAAGGGGTCATGGCGTAAACCATGCTTCACCCATGAATCTAGCTATGCCACCATACAGGACTCGACTATTAAATTTGATTTCGCCCGGCATAAAACCTGTGGGCGTTACGTCTTTTACTTTACCGTTAAGTGTCGGGTTAGTTAACACTGCGTCAAGTATGTCGCCCATTGGCGCTATTATTTCTGTGAACCAGTCCTTAGGCTCCAACGGCTTCATTATGAGTATGACGCTGAAATTGATTTTTACATCAATGATGCTTTTCGCCATTTCGGAAGGGTTAATGTTTGTTTCTTCCACGTTAACCACAGTCATCGGTGTAGATTCAATATTTTCAGGAGTTCCTAAACTAACGGGGCCTATAGTGTCTGTTTTAGTTTCCAGAGTTTTCTTTAACTCGTCAAAAATGGCTTTGTAGAAAACATAGAAACTGTTAGTCATTTAAGCTTGAGCCTCCACGTTTTCACGCCATAAATCGTTAAAGGTTTCCTGTACGTCTTCCGTGACTATGTTTAATGTGCGTTGGATGAATGGGTTAGGTTTAGTTCCCGGGTGATGTACAAGGCGACTGAAAACTAAACCGTTTGATGTTTTGAAAGCTAATGCTTTACTGTTTACGGGTCGAATCATGTGTGGTGCTGTGCCTTTAGTTACATACAACGTGTATGGTGCTGTGGGACCAACTGATGAAGTCATGTCTCCGACTGTTTTTTGAATACTGTTAGCGAGGCGTCCAGTCTTATATGGGGCTTCAGCGTACATTGTTAAAGTTGCTATACTGGTTAAGCGTTCAATTAGTTTTTGAGCTATTTCTGGTTTAAATTTGTCTGCTAAAACGGTTAGCTGTAAACCTTGTGTGGTTACATTAACTTCAATTTGTGGCATAACATATCAAAAAATTCGGTTAATAATACCTGTCCTTGTGTCTGCGTCGAGTGAATATTTTTCCGGGTCGTGTTTTAGGGTCTATTGTGTTCCATTTAGTGTATGCTCTTGAAACTTTATCGTCAACGTATTGCAGCCATTCTTTTACGTTGTTGTCGAAACTGTTTTTTTGGTAATTATTTACGTCATACTTGATTTCGGTACGTTGCTTCTGTGCGATTGTGACGGCTGCTAATCGTCTGCTGCATTGGCGCTTGTTAAAATCATTCATGGTTGCGCCTTGTAGTTTGTCGTCTAAGTCGCCGTCTGCATCTTTTATTATGCTGATTATTTCTTGGTCATTTAACTCAGTAAATATGAGTTCTTTTACGTCTTCAGGTAGACAGTATGGAGGCATAATGTTTCACTGAATAATTCGGAGAAAACTGGAGAGACAAAGACACATGTGGAAAGACAAAAACGGTTTGTCTCTTGCTTTAAGCCTGAAAAGGCAAAACAAGCCCTGTTTAAGCTTAAAAACCGAGGGACAGACAAGACCCCTTAAACAGCCGACAATTAACAGTTTCAAACTGTTATGGTTAGGTTTAGGTTTAGGGTGTTTCAACTTGGAAATAGTATTCCTTGATGTCACGTAACCCTGTCGGCGTGTATTCTGCTGTAACCTTTAGCTTCCAGATGCCCGCTGCCGCCGTACTGGGAATACTGTAGATTAGGGTGTAAACGCCTTGTTCTATCCTAACTAAACTCGTTAATGTTAACGACGGCTGAGTCTGCACTATGCCGGAGGCATCGTAAACTGTGATGGTTACGGTTGAGGGGTCAAAAAGTGCAGTGTGGTCTTTAAATTTGATTGTGTACTCTACACTGCCGCCTAAAAACAGTGTGTCCGTTTCAACATTAGTCATTGCCGCGTTGCCTCAATAATCATCGGTTTCTGCATTGAAACTGTGGTGGTTAACGGTTTACTGCCTGCTATAGTGATTAACAAGCGGTATCTCTGGACGCCTGCCTCAACAGTTTCAGCCAGCGTTAACGACTCGTTAAGAACAATTAACTTGCAAATTTTTACGGTGTCAGCGAGTCCTAAAGCGTCAGTGATTCGGTTAAACTTGTTTGTGTGGATTGCGTCTGCTACTATTGCAGCATCAATCACATGCAGAGTCTTATTTGCATACAAAACGTCTGCTAAATTAATTGTGTCAGCAACAGGCAAGACACGGTTAGTCAAAATTCTTGTAGGCGTAGAACTGTACAGTTGCCATATTTCATCAGGCGACAATGCACGGTTAAAAATTAAAGGTTCATCAATTAACCCGTTGTAAAAATCTCTAAAGCCTACATCCACACGGTCACCAATCCCCACCCGATTAGGATTAACTGCAATACTTCCCGTTACAGTAAAACTTACATCTAAAACGCCGTCAACGTACAGTTTATAATTATTTTCTCCACCATCGGCTTTGTAAGTGAACGCTACATGATGCCATACACCATCCGCAATAGTAACATTACCATGTTTCCATTCCAACGGTGAAGTACCATACAGGTAAGTGTTCAGTTTGCCGCCGCTTATGGTGCCTACATATAACAGGTAGGCTCCACCTTTCCCGATAACGCTTTGCTTGTTCCCGTTACTTGTTTTAACCCAAACCATCAACGTTATTTCCCATGATAAATCTAAACTTGCATCATCAGGCACATCCACATAATCATCAACGCCGTTAAATTGTAAAGCTTTACCATATTTCCCATCCACCCAGACTGCACCGTTAACTGTACCGTTGTTGCCATTGCCACTTTTATCATATGTAATTGTTCCGTCTCCTTCATCCATTGGTAAATACAGTACGCAGCCGTCAGCAAGCGGCGCATCTGACAGTTTAACAGCGTCAACTACACTTAAAGAAGGCTTATTTCGAGCCAAAACATCAAACATGTTAACAGCGTCACAGACACT